CCGATCAATTTAAAGCTGCTGTTCACCATTTGTATGATTCGGTTTATTGCGGTGTTGCTATTACAGAGGGGTGTGCGTATCGTGTTTTTCATAACAAATCCGGTTGGAAGAATACTGGTCACGATAACTCTCTGTATTTTTGGTGTGCTTTATTTGACGCCATCACCGAATTAACTGATAGGCCTTTCGATGATGTTTGTCGTGTCTTGATCAATGGTGATGATTTGGCGATAAGTATTGATGACACTTCTGTGGATATCCGGAAGCTTGGGGATTTTTTGGCGCGTTACAACGTCAGAATTTCCTTTGATGATCCATCTCCACGGACTGTATTTGATCTTAATTTCTTGTCCCATCATCTTCGACAGATTTTTGTTAAGCCCTATGGCGAACTTGTTGTTGCTGCTGGTAATCTGTCTAAGTTAAAATCATCTATCAATTGGATACGACTTTCACCTGACTTATCTTTTGAAGAGTCATGTCTTGTTCATTTGCTTGGATTACGAGTGTGTTTGTTCCCCTGGCCTGTTGAATTCGATGAGATCGAAGCGCTCATAGATTCCTTTTTACAAAGGATTCAGTGGACGCCCCGACTTCGCGAGTTTATAAAGGCGAGGATACCTAAGGACAACATACTTGCATTGCACTTACGATTTGAGTCGGGTTATTTTTTTGCCGACCCGCTTGATCTGGTCCCTAGGCTAAGTTCATTAAGCCAGATAAAGTTTCAAAGTGTGATGCCTGGTGCTAAGAAATCCAAGAAAGTTCAGACAAATACGGCTAAGCAGAGGGCTGCTCAGTCGGCGAGGGATAAAGCTGCGTACCGAGCTGGATTCGGTGGTAGAGCTGGTCCCCGTTTGCCTTCAGGGAAATACTTTTCAAAAGGTCCCAAAGGCCAAGCCCTTAGTGCTCCAGTGGCAACGTCAGTCGTTATGCGCACAGGGGTGCCGAGACTTGAAAACTCGATTGTTGGTGGTGATGCCCGAATTCGAGTTCGTCATCGAGAGTACATTGCGGATATCACAGGTGCGGCGAGTTTTACTTGCCAACAATACCCTATCAATCCTGGTTTGGTGGCTGTTTTCCCGTGGTTATCTTCGATCGCTCAAAACTATGAGAGTTACAAGTTTCGTCAGTTGCAGTTTGAATATGAGCCAAGATGCTCGACTGCAACAGCAGGTTCAGTCATGAGTGCTATTGATTATGATGCTGCAGATCCTGTTCCCACGAACAAGGTTGAGATTATGGCCCAACATGCTGCAGTTTCTTCTGCCCTATGGGAGGAGAACTGTTTCATGGGTGACAAGGCCGATTTAACTAAGTTTGGGGTTCAACGGTACATCCGTACAGGTGTACTTGCTGCTAATCTTGATATCAAGACTTATGATGTGGGGAATTTGAACCTTGCGAGTCAGGGGGGTCCGGGAACTGATGTGGGTGAATTGTATGTTGCTTATGATGTGGAACTTATGACGCCTCAGTTGGGTGCTGCTAGTGTTGGCAACTCGTCAAAGTTAGTTGGTGTGAGTCCTTCAAAGACTTCGGTTTTTGGGACTTCTCCAACGCTTACTGGGACTGTAAGCATGAGTGCTACTCAGAATACAATTACATTTAATCAGGTTGGAGGTTTTCTTATACAGGTTGAATCAACGGGTGTTGCCGTTGGTGCGGTTGCTGCGGGCGGTACTGCAACGAATACGTTTGTTGCTAATATCGTCAATGCTGGTGGTACTGAGCAGTCCACTGATTGGATAGTCAATGTTACTGCGCCTGGTCAAACCTTCATTCTGGACTTCAGTTCGAGTACATCGATTGCTACGTCGGTTGCTCGAATTGCTTCCTATGCCTATGCTCTTGGTTGATGAGTCATGCCTGGAGTGTCTTGAGAGTCTGGTTCGCCCAGTGTGCTCTTGGTCGCTTCGTGTGTCT